CTAAAGCTCATTTCTTTGGTTATGATGGTAGTGATGATGCAATACAATTGGCTTCTCAATCATTCATTAAGTTTCAATCAGGCGGTTCATTTTTAGAAGCTATGAGAATTGATTCGTCAGGTCAGCTTGGAATTGGTACTACAGCACCACATACAACAATGGTAGTAAATGGTGGTACTTTTGCAGACATAGCCTTGCAATCAAGTAATTCAGGTACAGGTTCAAGTCAAGGTGGTTTAGTAAGTATTGATACTAGTAATAATTTATATCTTTGGAATTTTGAAAATGCACCTACTATTTTCGGAACTAACAATACAGAAAGAATGAGAGTTGATAATGATGGCAAACTTTTGATAGCCACAACAAGTGCATCTCGTACTACATCAGGACATGAATTTCACACTGATGGATTTGCTAGACATACTGTAGATGGTGATAAATCTTTAGAAGCTGTTAGAACTTCAAGCGATGGAGAAGTATTTGAAATATTTAAGGATAATACTCTTAAACAAACAATGGGTACAGCATCAAATTCTATTTTCTCCGATAAAAAAGTAAAAAAAGATATTAAGTCATTAGAACTTGGTTTGGATTTGATTAAAAAATTAAATCCTAAAGAATATAGACATATTGTAGATGATGATGATTCTCCCATGTCTTTTGGATTAATAGCACAAGAATTTGAAAAATCTTTAGAAGAAGTTGGTGTTGAAAAAAATAGTACATATTTATTGCAATACAAACCTTCTGAAGAATCTACTAACTCAGATTATTGGTTAGATTATCAAAAACTTACACCTATATTGATAAAAGCTATTCAAGAACTAGAAGAAAGAGTAAAAACATTAGAGGATTAAGATGGCAATAAATTATACTTGGGATTGTAAAACAGTAGATGTTAAAACTATAGATGGAAATAAAGATACTGTATTTAATGTGCATTGGAAATTAGTTGCTGAAGATGATGCTAATACTGTTAAAGATATTCTAGGTGATGATGTACCTATTTCTGCATCAATATATGGTACACAAGAACTTGATACTTCTGATTTATCTAGTTTTACTGCTTTTGCTGATTTGACCAATGACCAAATTACAGGTTGGGTAGAATCTGCTATGGGAGAAGATGAAGTTGCAGAATACAAAGCTAACATAAGCAATCAAGTAGCTGAATTAGTTACACCAACACAAGAAACAAAAACAATAGGAGAATAATATGTCAGATATACAAGTTAGAAACGATAATGGCGAGGTTGAAGAATACAACAAAGAAGATATGACCGACGAACAAAGAAGTTTATTCAATGATGTCTTAGCCTTACAAAAAAGATGTATGGAGATTGAACCAATGGCAAGAGAGTTTTCTGATAAGAAACAATTGGTTGATCTCAAATCAAAGTCTTTATTAGAAAGCCTTAGAGGTATAGGAAATGCCGAGAAAGAAAGCGACAGCGAAACCAAGACAATCGACTAAAAAGCCAACTGTTGAACAAGTAGCCAACTCTTTAGACAGACATGAAAGAGTTTGTGAACAGAAATGGAAAGAAAATTTTCGCAGATTAGATTCTATTGAATCGGATATAAATACTACCAATAAAAGATTATGGCAGATAGCTGGTATTGTTATCGGTCTGTTATCTTCCTTAGTGATTAATGCCTTCTTTATGTAGAATGAATCTTGAGCAATATTATGTTGAAATCTCAATATTTTTAGCAAGTGTCTTAGGCGGTCTTGCTCTTAAAGATTATTCTGTATCTTTTATCAAAGGTCTTAAATTTAAACTAAACTCACAATTCAACGAAGGCGATAAGGTCTTATTAGATGGCGAACAAGCCATGATAATTAAAATAGGTATAGGTACTACTGTCTTTGGTGTTTATGGTCGTGATGGCTATACATGGCGTTTTATCAGCAATACTAAGATAGAATCACTTAAATTAGAAAAGATAGTTGATAAAGACTTACACCAAGATTCTGCTTATGAAAAGCGACAAAAACTAAAAAACATATTAGAGGGCAAAGAAGATGATTGATAAATTTTTTAAACCAATAAGCGATTTAATCGGTAAAGCTATACCTGATAAAACTAAGCGTATGGAATTAGAAGCAAGTATCAAATCGCAAATGATAGACTTGCAAAAATCACAAAATGAAATAAATCTTGCACAAGCAAAACATGGTTCTATCTTTGTCGCAGGTGCTAGACCAGCAATCATGTGGATATGTGCATTGGGATTAGCATGGGCATATTTTTTAGCACCAATACTTAATTGGGTGGTATGGACATTTACCATTGATATTGTGCCACCTGATATTGATACTGAAGGTCTTATGACTTTAACATTATCTTTATTAGGATTATCAGGCATGAGAAGTTTTGAAAAATATAGAGGTGTTGCGAGAAACAATATGCGAGAAGAAAACGTCAAAGATTCGTACAAGCCATAATGGAAACAGGTGTTACCAAAGAACTGATTGATGATTTAAAAGAAATGCTTATCAAGAATGAAGGCATGGAACTTAAACCTTATCAATGTACTAGCGATAAAACCACCATTGGCGTTGGTCGTAATCTAACTGACAATGGCATAACTATCCAAGAAGCAGAGTTGTTATTATCAAATGACATGGATGGTGTCTTTAATGATCTTGATAGAAACATACCTTTTTGGCAATCTATGCCTTACAACGTCAGATTGGTCTTAGCAGATATGTGTTTTAATCTAGGAATCAAAAGATTGTGTAGATTTACTAAAATGCTTGAAGCTATGGAAGAAAGAGATTTTGAACTAGCTGGTGAAGAACTATTGGATTCTACTTATGCGGTACAAGTAAAGAAACGAGCCGATAGAAACTACCGACTCGTTATAGGGGAGAATTGAGATCAATCTGATACTTTTTTGACTCGTATCATTACTGTGCTTTTGTAAATCTTGTCTGATTTTTGCTCTATAGTTTTGCCTGTATCTGAATCAAGATATTCAGTTGGTTGAAAATTAATGTGTTTTTTTACAGTTCCTTCTATAGTAATCCACTCACCTTCTCTAAGGTCTCTTACATAGTCATTATTTTCGTCATAAACACATAGCACTTTTGAAGCTGCTGTCCAGCTTGTAGTAGACCAATAAATTCTTGCACCATCTTCAGTATGAAACTTGAATTTATCTTGCATGACTTTATAACCAAATGGTGACATAGATGAACTCATTGAAACAAATTGTACTCTGACTCTTACTTTTTTATCACCTACATTACCAAAATGCTTGTTTGCGTTCTTGATGATTTCTACATAGCCTAATTTTTTACAGTATTCTGACATAGCTTCGTGTACAGGACTTTTGAACTCTTGTAAGTTGCACCAATAATTAATATCGCTTTGGCTTAAATCTTTGAGTTCGTAGTATTGAGGAACGCCAAACTTATCTGTGTATTTACGAAATGGATTGTAAATACCTTCTCCAAGCATTATCAAAGAACGCTCAATCCATTTCTGAATGTTTGCTTGTTTTTTAGCTTCGGCATCAGCAATTATTTGCTCTTGATTTCTATGAATTATTTCGTCAAGAGTATATTCTGTAATACCAAAATCTAATTCTTCTGCAATTGTTTTAGCACACCAATCAGGGTGTTCTTTAGAAATAATATCTTTTGCTTTTTGTACTGCTTCTTCAGGATCAGTAGATAGATTAGTAATAAAACCATCTCTTTTAATACCTTTAAACCACAAGGTGTACATCCTATTTAATGCACCTGTGCTTATGTAGTAATTAGGTCTGTGATTAGTCATAATTTTCTCCTTTATTGATAATTACAACTATTATATTAATGATTTTTACAACTATTACAACTATTATCTAATCTTTTTTTGGTAATTCTTTGATACTAAATCTTCTTGAAGTATAGGCTTCTTTTGCTGGTACTACCTTCTCAGGTTGTGCTTTGTAATTAATTGTCTGCCACACGACTTTATGGCTTTCAGAATAGCCTTCCTTAGCGTCTTTCATAGACATCATAATGCTTTTCTTAGCTTCTTCGATATTGTCCTTTAGATTCTTTATCTGTGCTTCCCAAGCCACAATATTATCTATCTGTACTTGGTCTTGCTTTGTTAGTTCGGTAGATTCACCATTGTCTTGCGGTGTGATATAACCAGCTTCCTTTGTATCAAAAGGGTCATACCAATCACAATGAGCAATCCTATTGTTAAAGTCTATGACAGTAGGTTCAAGCACATCTTTCTCCCATTGTTCATCACGTTGATAGAAATACATTCTTAAATCAGAACCATTTAAAACACAAACGACACTCCACATAAATTCGGTTATTGCCATCAAACCTTTGACCTGTATAACACCACGATAGGGCGGTAGGCTTTCGCTTAATGGTGCATTGGTAACTTTGATTTCAACGATACCTTTACCATTCAGCTTAATGCCTTCGCCATCTTCAAGTTCAGGACAATAAAAACCTTTTTCTACATCTTTGGTAATGAATAGATTATCAGCTACACCAATACAGTCTATTGAGCCATTTAGCGTGACCTTGCTATGTCTGACAGCTTCTTCTACTACCAACTGTATATCTAATAAGCCAATCCTTTTAGATGCCAACTCAGCTACAGGCTTTTCTAAGACGTTACCTACTTCCATATAATTATTAGTTGGTATTCTGATATCTTCACCTTTCAAGGCTTTATGACAATTCTCTAATACTTGATTTCTAGTTTGATATGGATTCTGTCCTGTAATCAATGGCTCAAGTAAGCTACAACTGATTTCATAATCAGGTGTAAGTTTTCCAACAGCTTCAGCAGTATGGTCAATCTTTTGTGTTTTCATCTTCTTCTCCTTGTTTATTTTGTTTGTACATTTTCATCAATGCTTGATAAAACTTCTTCTCTCCTTGTTTCTTCTTCGGTGTCTTGTATTGATAGGGATTCTTTTTCTTCATGCTTGGTTATAAATTCTTTCATGTCAATCATCCATAATTTTAAAACAGTAGCTTGTTTGCTATGGAATTGATGATTGCCAAAATCCTTCCTAGCCTGTTCATTATGATAATCAATGACCTTCAATATTATACCTATAGCATCCTGATATGGCTGCCTTACCGCAGAACTAAAAGTTCTTTTTACTTTACTCATAATGTTTATAAACTTGATCTGATATTTCATCTACAGAATCACGACATTCAATCGGTTTTTCTCTGCCTACTAAATAAACACAAGTGATGCCATGTTCTTTAAAGACACATCTAAAATCATCAAAGTCGATATAAATGCTGTCGTGTGAATTGTTAAGTAGTAATTTTAATTTCTTTTTAGACTTCATTTCCCCAAACATCCCAACCTTCGGTTTTTTCTCTTGCAAATAATTCTATTCTTGGTAAATCACCACACAATTCAACAATCCTATCTCTTACACAGTCAGGCTTCTTTGAATGTCTTTCAATCGGTGTATCTACAACGCTATGCACACCAGCATTTATTCTTTGTGGTTTTCCTTTTGTGGCTAACAAACATAATTCTGCATTTGCCCTTGTCCACCTTCCCATGCCCATAAACCAAGTAGGTTTTATCTTATTTTTTTTTATCCAAGTAAAAGCACAAGTTTTGTATTGAAAATTCCAAGCATCAATAACTTCCATAACTTCATTTAATTTAGGCATAGTGATCCATAAAAACAAAACACAATCATCGGCAGAAATATCAGCAACAGGTAAATTACAAATCCAATCTTGTGATTGTGTTGGATATTTGAAACTTGCACCACGCTGTCCAGCACTTGCCTTATCTTTGTAAGACCAAGCTGGGTCAGCATAAATAATATTGTATTTTTTATTTGGAAAAGGAATCATCGTTCCAATAAATTTTTAACTTGTGAGGGATGCCAAATATCTTTGCCATACCTAGTTTT